CACAGACAATGTTATTGAAGCATTCTATGATGCCGTACTCAATAATCGTCTTGATAAACTTCACATCCCCCACAGTGACGTGTTCTACGTCAGGGCAGCAGTAGAAGCCCACTATGGGCGATCCTTTACATTGGAGCATGTAGAGAATGCCATGAGAGCCGAGGGATGGACTGAAAATAAAAGTCACGAAGAAAGCACATAAAGGGAGTAAAAAATTATGTCGAGCAGCAAAGCAGCGAAAGTACTAATGAAACTTGGAACTAAGGGAGTAATTGGGGGAGCAACTAACAAGTCGAGTATTAGAGGGAAACTAAATATTTTAAAAAGAAAGAAGAATAAGACTGAAGCTGAAAAAAAGACAATGGAGAAACTTCAAAAACAAGTTGACAAGCTAAATGAAATACAAGTTCTTAAAAATACGTTAAAGAACAGTGGCTCTAAAAATAAAAAGAAAGTATCTCTTGCAGACACGTCCTCTATAACAGGAGCTAGAGCAAAAGGTGGAGAAGCTAAAATGAAAAAGAAGGGTATGAAGGCAGGAGGAGCTATGATGATGAAACGAAGAAAGATGGCTTCTGGAGGATCAGGTGAAGGCATAGACCCTAAAGCTATTACGAGTAAAGGGCAGTTTGAAAATCTATTGGCTAAAGGAAAACTAGAGCATATACCAAATGCAAAGCTCGTTGACATAGCCCTAAGAGTTGGGTTTATCTCTGCTGATGAAATGATGGGCAACGCTAAAGGTGGTGCTATGATGAAGAAAAAAGGTATGGCTATGGGTGGACTCAAGAAACCTGCGGCAGGACAAGCAGGACTGAAGAAGCTACCATCCTCTGTACGTAATAAAATGGGCTACGCTAAAAAGGGTGGTTCAATGAAGAAGAAGGGTTACGCTGCAGGTGGAGCTATGAAGAAAAAGGGAATGGCTGCAGGGGGTCTTAAAAAGTATGGCACTGTTTACAGATCAGGTGGTGCAGTTCCCGGAAAAATGTACGGAAGTGTTGACAATAAGAAGAAGAAGTAGTATAATTATGTCACTATGGCATATCTTCAAAGTAACATTCCGTATTTCAAAGCTTGGGTAAGACGAGAGTATACCTGTAACTTTAGTCAGTATCATGGTGAGTTTTTACACTGTATGGTTATTGCAGTAACGACAATGCCTAACAGATCACTTAGCTTTCAAGTAATCTTTACTGGCTGTGAATCTGACGACACTGACGAACCAAATGTACACGGTGGTGCTATGTGGGCGAGAATGCCCATTACAGCCCTAGTAGGAGACACTCCTTTTGAACAGTGGGCTGAAGAGATGCCACCGTACATTGCTCAACCTTGGGACTGTATGTCCCACGATCACAGTGTATATGTATTAGACAGAGCTACACCTGCACCTTGGATAGCTAAAGTTGACGGTGAGTTCTACCCTGCTAAGTATTATTTTACTGTAGACTATACGAACAGTGAGATAGCTGACGATCCTGCACAACATAAACAGTCACACGTATTAGAACTGATGGACGCAGGTAGGTATACAGGAAACATAGTGGCACTACCTAATAATAGAGTCAGAGTGACACACCCTGCATGGTTTGAGACAGGAGAAGGACCACCAGACTTTAGACCTTCCCAAAGAATCTTTCACTCAAAACAAGACACTGACTATGTATGGGATACCCAGAGGGTATTTAATAACTTATACGAGGATAATCATGGTAGCGAAAGCAAAGGCAACAATAAAAAAGGTAGCAGGAAAGCTAAAAAAGGCTAGTCAGGCTCACGCAGGACAGTCCAAAGCTTTATCGTCTATAAAATTAAACAAGGGTGGTAGCACTGTTAACAAAGCAGGTAACTATACCAAGCCCGGAATGAGAAAAAGAATGTTCTCAGCAATAAAGGCAGGTTCTTCTGGGGGTAATCCCGGACAGTGGTCTGCAAGAAAAGCACAGCTACTAGCTGCACGGTATAAAAAAGCAGGTGGGGGCTATAAGTAATGGCTGACCCTAAGGTTGGCACAGGCAAGAAGCCTAAAGGAAGTGGTAGAAGACTCTACACGGATGAGAATCCTAAGGATACAGTGAGTATCAAATTTGCTACGGTAGAAGATGCAAAGAAAACTATTACAAAAGTTAAAAAGATTAACAAACCCTATGCGAGGAAGATCCAAATCCTCACCGTTCTTGAGCAACGAGCTAGGTTTGCAGGAAAAACTGAGCAAGCTGCCCTTGCAAAGAAGGCAAAAGAACAACTAAGGAGACAGCATGGCACTAAAAGCAAGTCAAAGAAGTCTTAAATCATGGTCAAAGCAAAAATGGAGAACAAAAAGTGGTAAGCCCAGTAGCAAAACTGGAGAACGCTATCTTCCAACAGCTGCAATTAAAGCTCTATCACCCCAAGAGTACGCAGCAACAACTAAAGCTAAAAGAAAAGGCAAGGCAGCAGGAAAACAATTCGTTAAACAACCTAAAAGCATCGCTAAAAAAACGAGAAGTTATCGAAAAGTTACATAATATAGGATATTTCGAGAATGATAGTTAAAGCATGGTTCATAGTAGCAATAATGTCTGGTGTGTACACAGACGGAACTAAAGATATATTTATATTTCAGCATCCAGAGGATCATGGACACTTTCATAATGCATCCATGTGCCAAAAGTTTGTAGGAGATAATCCTTTTTCCATAATGAAAGCACTAGTTGATGAGTATGGAGATAGATCTCCTGAAAAAATTATATGTGTACCAGAAGAAACTGTTGAAACTATAGTTGGTAGTGTTGCAAAACAAAAGTCTGGCATATAATGCTGTATGAACCCACCTGTGAAGTATGTGGTAGTCACATTGAAGACGATAGATGTGAAGTTTGTGAACATACTGGGGACAATGGAGACTGGGTAAAAGAAGTTATAAAGGATAAAGATAAAGATGACTCCAGAGACACTTGACAGATGGCGAATACTCCCAAGATTAATGATGCTAGTGATGACAGGCGTTTACATTCGTTGTATAGAATGGGCTTTGAGTCAGCCAGAGTTGACCACACAACAGGCAGGACTAATATCAGTGATTACAGGAGCGATGACAGGCAGTTTCGCCATATGGATGGGGGCAGAGAAAGCAGAACCCAAGATAATGGAGAGGGAAGAACGATGAGAAAGTACTTAAAAAGATTATGGTGTGCGTTGTGGAACAAGAAGTGCCATGACGATTGTGACTGCGTATAATGATAGGAACTATACTTAGCTCCGTATCTACTTTAGCGTCATCCTATATAGAGGGTAAGACAGCCATACAGAAGGCTGAAGCTACTATACGGATGAAAGAAGCCACAGGTGAGATTGACTGGGACTTAGCTGCTATGAGGGCATCTCAAGGCTCGTGGAAGGACGAATGGCTGACTTTACTTTTCAGTATTCCTCTGGTACTGAGCTTCATGGGTGAGTGGGGCAGGGGCATAGTAGCAGATGGTTTTACTGCACTCGCAGGTATGCCACAGTGGTATCAGATTGCGTTAGGAGCTATTGTAAGTGCAAGCTTTGCTACACGGTCTGCAAGTAAATTATTTAATATGAGGAAGAAGTAATGGCGTTTAAGTTATCGAGTAGAAGTTTAAGTAAATTAGATGGTGTAAATCCTATATTGGTGGACACAGTAAAACGTGCCATTGAGGTGAGTTCTGTAGACTTTGGAGTGATCTATGGAGTTCGTTCCTTGGCAGAGCAAAAAAAGCTTTATGCAGCAGGACGATCACAAACGATGAAGTCTCGCCACTTACTACAGCAAGATGGTACGTCACATGCTGTCGATTTAATGGCATATGACGGTAGTAACCCAAGTTGGGACATCGTGATGTACGATAATATAGCAGACGCTATGAAAGAAGCAGCAAAAGAGACTGGTGCAAAAATTTGTTGGGGGGCTGCATGGCATATAGACAATATAGCCGAGTGGAGTGGCACTATGGAACAAGCCATGAACGCTTATGTAGATTTACGTAGGAGTTCTGGGCGTAGACCATTTATTGATGGTCCTCATTTTCAACTGTCAACATGACATCGAAGGTACGCAAAACAAAAAGAGATACCATGAAAGGTATGTCTATTAAAAGTGGAGACAAGCGATCTACTAAATCAGGGGCAGGTATGACTGCCAAAGGAGTTGCTAAATACAATAAACGAACAGGGGGCAACTTAAAAACAGCAGTCACAGAAAGTAAACCTAGCAGTAAAGCGAGAGCAGCCAGAAGAAAGTCATACTGTGCTAGAAGTGCAGGACAGATGAAAAAGTTTCCCAAGGCAGCTAAAGACCCAAACAGCAGACTACGACAAGCTAGAAGAAGATGGAAGTGTTAAATGACTAGACAACTTACAGAGAAACAACAGAAGTTTTTAGAAGTATTATTTGATCAGGCAGGTGGTGATATAGGATCAGCTATAAAGCTTGCGGGATACGCAGAGGGGGTAAGTCCTTCTCAGATGGTTACAGCTTTGAAAGAAGAGATACTAGAAGCTACACAAACGTATATGGCACGTAATGCACCGAAGGCTGCAGTAGCTATAACAAGTAGCTTGGACGATCCAACACAGCTAGGTATACGAGATAGAATGTCTGCTGCTAGGGAGCTACTAGATAGAACTGGTTTAATTAAGACTGAGAAAGTACAAGTAGAGACTACAGGGGGTGTTATGCTTATGCCACCCAAGGACAATGGATGAGGAACAGATCATTGGGTACGTGGAAGTTACCTCAACCTACTGACCTAAAAGATGACAACGAGTGGATGCCTATACCACGTATAGCAAGAACAATACCATTCGGATATGAGTTAGACCCTGAAGATATAAATTTACTAAAGCCTGTAAAAATAGAGTTAGATTTACTAGAACAAGCAAGAAGATACGTAAAACAGTATTCATATAGGCAAGTTGCTAACTGGTTATCTAAAAATAGTGGCAGAGATATATCTCATGTAGGTTTAATGAAAAGATTAAAGAATGAGCGAAAACGACAGAACCAAGCTATCAGCCTACGCAGATGGGCAGACTATGCCCAAAAGGCGATCCAGAAAGCCGAAGA